CATGGACATTTCCCCCATATCCATATCCTGAAACATACCCTCAGAGACTCCAACACTTATTGTTTCAGGCATACCCTGTTCAAAATCATCTGGCATAGACATATCTGGCATATCTAAATCAATCATTACCACATCGTCTATGTTTATTTCTTCAAAACTATCTTCGTTTGGTAATGTTACACTTGTATAACTATCTACAATAGTTTGTGTTATTTGTTCCTGAGCTTGCAATGGTTGTAATACTTCTACCCATGTTTCTACAGTTGTAGTTATTACGTTATAATTAACTGTGTAGGCTACGTTATCAAAAAAGTAATTCTTTGCTCCACCTACTCTTATAAATACCTTATCTAAATCTCCAGCAAAGTCATGTAAACCTGAATACGTTGTTGGAGTTTGGTTATTCTCTAAGGTTATAGCTCCTGTATCCCACTGAAGTATGTTATCATTATAACCTTTTGTTTGAAAGTACCCCGTTGTATTTGCTTGTGAATGGTACATTTGTAATTCCCATTCTAGTGTACCCCCGTCAGATATGTGAAAATCACTTATATCTACATACTGATCAAATGTTGTTAGAGAGTTTGATGTTCCCTTACCGCACTTTCCTGTTCCGAAGTAGTTGTCACAGTTTGGCATACTTGCGGGTCCGAGTCCTCCCCAATCATAGTCCATATCTCCGTGCTTGGTGTTCCCCACAATACCTGTGTCTGCGTGGAGGATGTCTTCTGTGGTTTTGTTTTCCACTGTTGTAGTCGTTTGCGTAACTTCTCTAACATCGCCCTGTTCTTCTATTTCCTGTACAACTGTGTCGCCTTCTTCTAATATCTGTGCCTGACTATATGAAGAGTAATATAAGAAGAACAGAGAAGATACCAAGAGCACCTTCATCGGTGATAATTTCTTCATTCCTTACATTCTCCTTTACCCATCTTTCATAATCGGGTCTCTTTTCAGGATTCTCTGCCCAACCTTTTGCAGCATCTAAGCCAATTTTTCCAAAATACGGACAGGGTGTACCTGCCATTTCCATCGCTTGGAACACTCGTGAATCCTGACAGAGCATTGCTACAGCTCCAACTTTCATTCCCATGTAGTACAAAGACCTAGATAATTTAAGTCTTTCGCAGTTTAAATCTCTAACGGCACCCCCGCCAGCTAAACCTAGTATCTGTGTCTGCACCGCTGCACTCGCTGCAAAGCTACAAACATCTTGATTATTTACCACAACCGATGGGGCATTTGCTGTGCCAACCGTTCTGTCTACCGTAGTAGTGCCAGATACTGTGCTACTCGTTGATGTCACCGTATTGGTCTGGGCCAAAGATTCTCCTTGCCCAAAGCTTATGCAAGCCACCAACAAAATAGCTAACCACCATTTGTACATTGCTAATCCTCACCATTGTCTTCCACTATGGGCATTGCCGACTTGCTTGGCATAAGTACAATTCCGTGCAATGCTCGTACATCATGCTCTTGTTTTTCTATTTTACCAAGGCCAACCCTGTCTAATAGCGTTTGTGCTGCCTTTAGTCTGAGTTCTTGCCTAGGGTTTAACCCATCATCGTTCATAGATTCTACTACCCTAGATACAGCAGTAGCCGAATTAACGGCTAGTTCTCTTTTGGATATATCTACAATTTCATCTGCAAGGGCTTTCACAAGCCAAGTTCTAGAAGAAGGAGAGTATCCCGCTTCCTCACAGGCTGCGGATATATTGCCTCTGTTTACGAAGAGAGCATCAAGAAACTTCTTTTGTTTCTCGGTAACTTCTTTTTTCTTTTCCTGTGCTAGTATGCCACTATGTTGCATTACTCCGTTACCCAAGGTTCTCCTACTTTACGTACATTATTTGAGGGGTATACCTTTTTTGATGTATCTTTGGGGTATACTCTTTTTGCTGTATCTGCAGGGGTTACTTTTTTTGATGTATCTTCAGGGTATACTCTTTTTGCTGTATCTTTAGGGGTTACTTTTTCTACTGTCATCCGTAAGTCTTTGCCTTTCGTATTCCGCCACCTTTGGCGTATTTTTTAACATATCCACCTTTAGCTTTTCCATGTATTTTTCTTAAAGGTTCAAAATCTTTTCCCATTCTAGCTTTCATATTTTCTTTAGTATACGCATTCCCTTTCATTTTATTATAGGGTTTTCGCATAAGATCATTAGAATCATCATCTTCTGTAGCAGGTTTTCCTGTATGCACATTAAATAATGTTCCGGGTTTTAGATTTAAAATTTTTAATTCTACTTGACGTTCTAAAAGTTTTTGTTTCTTTTTTTCATCCATAAGTTTTAGCTTTTCTTATTCCGCCACCTTTAGCGTAGGTTTTTTTAACTTTTCCACCGTGGGCATGACGTTGTTTTACCCCATACAGCTGCATTAATTTTTCTATATCATTAATCTTTGCATTTGGAAATAATTTTTCAATTATAGTTCTTGATCTTGCAAAATCTAATTGATCTAAAGGTATAGGATTACTTCTAGGTTTTGGAGTTTTATTGCCCGGTCCAGCCACCTTCTAGATCTCCGCACAAGCGTAACAGTTGATTTCCAACCCTACCGCTACTTCTAGTACTCTTGGTGATTTCCACATGATATGTATCCTTTATATTTATCTTGATTGAGTTGTCTTGGGGGATACGGAACATAGATGTCCCCTCCGGAGATAGTATATTAATTGTGCTACCCCCCAAGGACTTAAAATGATGCAGTACAACCCGTGAACCCCTCGTATGTATAACTTGTTCTTGTGAGGTTGTGAGTGTATTTGTACTACATATGTCTATATATTATACAGCGTATATGCAAGTTGTCAAGTAAAAAGTTACTTAAATGTGCTTTTTTTTATTTTTTACTTGACAAGTCTGAAATACGGTGTATAATAAGGGTAATCCCGTTGGGTAATATACCTTGTACCCTATAGGGCTACCTTAAGGTATGCCGAGGTGATCCATGTGGAATATCCTGTAGAGATAGCCTTCTGGTTGGAACTAAAGGGATGCCCAAAAAATTCTGGTAGGGTGCCTAAAAAATACACAAAATTGTGCGAGATTGCATACGGTATACCGGGTACCCCCTACTGCCCCTTGCGTGGGGGTAACCCTTTGTTTTTATTTGTTTTTCCTGTTAGTACCTCATTGATGAAACCACCTTCCAAGATATCCCACAAGATAATATTGTAAGTAGCTACAAGGTAAAACAAAAGCTCCGCACCATGCACACGCAAAAGGTAGGGGCTGACATTTTCTCTGGTTGTGAAACTTTTAGGGCTACTGTATAGACTATAAAAGCGTATCTTACAGCACTACCCATAAAAAAAGCCCTAGCGATTAACTAAGGCTTTTTCCTTTGGGGGTAAGGGGTATTTAATATGTAGTTAAAAGGTTACCTGCCCTTCCTGCCATATTAATCAATGGTTTTAAACAGTTGTCTTTTAATGGTGTACTGTTTAAATCAACCAACGCATACTCTCCAGACTTTACCTTCTGTTTTATCTCTTTGTTTGGTACTCCTAAGAACCTTGCAAGATATTTGGAAGTGGTGGCGGAATAGTCCCAGAAGTTTACATCTAGTTCAATATTATCCGTTGCATTGGTTCGCCTTGCAATTATGCTTTTGTAAGACTGAAAGTATGCATCGGAATTGGTAAGAGTTATTACAAATTGGTTTTTTACTTTGTTTCCTCTGTTGCTTATCATATTAGAAACATACATGTTTTATTCTCCATTGTTGATTAAAATTATATCTTGTAGGGATTATATACAGAAAACTAACGGCATGGCAAGGGAAATAAAAAAAGCCCTGCACAAAGGAATAATAATGCAAGGCTCTCTTATGGTTTGATTTTTGTATGTTCACATATAGTGTGTCCTCCTATCTCTCATCTGCTGTGAGTGTTAGTATTAAAAATGTTGCACTGCCAACTCCAAGCAATGCCAACAAGCAAACAAAGTGTATCCAAGAATAATATCCCGTATTGCTATCAATAATCGGTTGCATCAATATAATTCCAAACAAAGAATATATCATTAAGAACCACGATAGAATATATAAAAATAATATCATTCACTTGCTCCAATAATTGCTTTTAATTGACGGATAATATTATTTTCTCCAGATACTACACCCAGATTGAATATCGCAAATTCACTTCCGTTGAAATTAGATCCTAATTCCTTTGCAACAAAAGAATTAACTTTTGCTTTGCTAACGGAAACATATAAATTATATATTGCCTTCTTTCCTGCACTATCTAAAGCAGTAAGAAATAGTTCTTCTCTGCTGGTAGTTTCTTTTTTCTCT